TCAGGCCCAGGTCCGGACTGGCCGTGAAGAATGGGATCACTGTCGCCAACTCTCCTGGAACACTTGACAGTGACTACAGGGGAGAGCTGATGGTGTGTCTGATCAATCACAGTCACAAAGAATACAGGATCAACAGGGGCGATCGCATTGCGCAGCTGGTGTTCGCTCCGGTCGTGCAGGCAACGTTCGTCAATGTTGATGAACTCAGCGAGACAGAGCGTGGATCCGGTGGTTTCGGATCGACCGGTCAATGACTGAAAAATCACTCAAGACGACTACTTAGACACGCCGCGTATATACACGTGGCTCGGAGCGTAACGCATGAAGAACGCAAAGACACTGCTTGAACTGTGTCGTCAACGTTTCCCATCCACTCGTCCTCACCAATCGCATTCCTTGTCACTCAAGGAGGGCACGATGGTCCTGACGCTCATGTTGGGAGACGCGGTACAATCATTCAATCTGGATGAAAACGATCTACGTCGTGATCCGATTGAATTGCTGCGTGATCTTGAGAGGCTACACGAAAGGCCTTACGTAGATAGCGATCCGATCATCGCTTAGCGTGTTTTGCGACAGGAACTTCAGCACCTGTTCGTTGTGGATCATCAACTTTTGACGGTGAATCAGGTTCTGATTCGTGATCAGCGGTACCAGCGTCCGTCTTGGGCGTCTTCTTCTTTGGGTAGTGTTTATCAGCAACGCTCTTCGTGAATCCATAGTCAAGCAGAACAGGATCTCCTGCTGACGTCAATCCCCAAGAGTCGATCTTGTTGACGTCGCCTCGCATGAGCTTGTTCTGCTTGATTGTCACTGCAGTTGCCTGTGCTAGTTCGCACGCGTCCTTCGCATCGGGTTCACCCCCCAGAACGTCAGCGATCTGGTTGCAAAATTTGTCGAACGATAGACCAGCAGCGCCCTGGAATTCCTGTTCAGAATCGAACGGCTTCACTAGGTCTGAGATCATCCAGTTGTAATCTGGATCAAATGATTGTACTTTCGCAACGACATTCTTTGTTTGAGGATTCGTGAACGTATCCACTTCTGCTTCGTTCTGCGCGACACCCTTGTCATTCCTTGCGATCTTCAGCGCATACCTGCTGCTGAGCGTGTACACCTCGCGTGAACTACCGCGACCAAGAGGCTCAAGGAACATGTACGCGTACTGCTTCATGACTTCTCGGCTGGGCAGTTTCTTGAACTTGTTCAGCTCAAATTTCGACCCAAATGGACTGTATACGCCTCTCTTGGTACGGATCTTCTCAATCAACAAGGAGACGTACTCTTGCAACAAGTTCCCGTTCATGTGTTAAATAGGCGCATGTACTGCGGAGGAAGGACGGAGTAAGATTTTTGTCTGTGCCACTATAGGTATGTACGGTCGCCAATGTACTTGAGACACTTGACAGCGAAGCTAGCGCTTTACAGATGTGATCAATGCGGAATTGAGTTTAAGCGTTACGTGAAAGATGCTCTGGAAGTACATCTTTGTTCGCGAGCATGCGTGTCCGAGGCAACAAAGAGAGGTGGCGCAATCTGGAGGAAAACGTCACAGACATGTATGCAGCGTCTAGGCGTTGAAACGCCATTCGCATCATCTGAGGTGATGACAAAGCAACGTCAGACATGCATTGAGCGTTATGGCGTCGAGAACGTCAATCAGATCCCCGAAGTACAGAAGAGAACGAAACAGACATGCATTGAACGCTATGGCGTTGAGAACGTGCTGTCATCACCGCAGTTTCGTGAACGCGTAAAGGCTACACTGATAGAACGATATGGCACAAATCATCCACAACGTATTCCTGAAGTCCAAGAGCGTACACAGAGGACAAATGTAGAGCGATACGGCGTAAAAAATACGCTGTTGCTAGAACACGCTCGTGAACGTTGTAATTCTCCCGCATCGCACGAAAAACGTTATGAGACTATGAAGCGAAATGGCACGTACGGTCACTCAAAGCCAGAGGATCATCTCTACACTCTTCTCATCAACCACTTCGGTGCTGATGATGTTGAGCGCCAGGTGGTACCTCCAGAGTGTACCAAACAGTGGATGATTGACTTTCATGTCAAATCGCTTGATCTTTACATTCAACTTGATGGTGTTTACTGGCATGGTCTTGATAGACCTATTGACGTCATCGCAGAAGGATTGACAAAGCGCGATGTGCAGATATACCACAAATATCTTACTGATCGTGCTCAAGACGAGTGGTTCAGGACAAGGGGGCTGAAACTTCTACGGTTGACCGATGTACAGTTGCGTAGCATGACGGTATTCGGAGGCACTGATGGATGAGCAGCGTCGACCAATTCTAATCGTAGACGCAATGAATCTTTTCGTGAGGAGTTATTGTGCTTATCCCACAATGTCGAGTGAAGGCTACCAGATGGGCGGGTGCATCGGCTTCATGAAGACACTGAAGAGGATCACATATGAAACATCGCCTGAGGCGGTGTACGTGTGCTGGGAAGGTGGTGGAAGTTCTCGAAGAAGAAATCTTCTACCTGAGTACAAGCTGAACCGCGTAGCAGGCAAGCTCAACCGGTTCTATGAGGATGACATTCCTGACAATGAGGAGAACAGGCAACACCAGGTCATTTCGTTGCTAGGAATGTTGAAGTGTGCTCCTGTGTGTCAGCTATATGCCGCTGACTGTGAGGGTGACGATCTGATCGCATACCTATCATGCAGTCCCTTGCGCAATCGTGATAAGATCATCGTGTCTTCTGACAAAGACATGTACCAACTTCTTGATGAAAAGACGAAACAGTACAGCCTTCACAAGAAAACATTCGTCACGCAGGAGAACGTTCTCGAAGAATTTCGTGTACGCTCAAAGCACTTTGCGATCGCTAAGGCACTGTGCGGCGACAGAGGAGACAACGTGCCTGGAATCAAGGGTGTCGGATTCAAGGTCGTGTCAAAGCTGTTCCCAATCCTCGGGTTGGATGACAACATCCTGCTGTCAGACATTTTTGACTACGCACATGCGCACATCGATGAATCACGGATGTACAAGCGCATCATTGACGCCCGTGAGGATGTCATGCGAAATTGGAAACTCGTGTATCTCAACGGCAACATGGTGCCTGCGAACCAACAGGCAGCGAATGAACAGAGGATCAAAGACTTCGTCCCTCATATGGACAAGCACGGAATGATCAAGTTGCTGGTGAAGGAGGGGATCGGTGACTTCGACGTCGACGACTTCTTCTTCTCATTCAATTGTATCGCAAACCTTCACTGAAGATCGGAGACGCTTGATGAGCGAGGCTAAGGTGGCCATTTCGGCCGCACAGAAGGCAACATTTGGTATGTACGGAAAGTCGTTCCAGGAGAAGATCGTACAGGCATTGTTGGGCGATCGAGTGTGGGCCGAGCAAGTAGTTGAGGTGTTCGATGTTTCATACCTCGAGCTCAATTACCTGCGATTCCTTGCTGAGCGATACTTCAGTCACGCGAAGAAGTACAAGGTCTTCCCGACCTTGCAGTTACTTGTGACGATCATCAGGGACGAATTGAAGATCGGCACTGACACGATCCTACGTGATCAGATCATCGAGTACCTCACACGTATGCGAGCGAACCCCGACCCGGGTGACCTCGGGTACGTAAAGGACAAGACGCTTGACTTCTGTCGCAAGCAGGCGCTCAAGGCTGCGCTCACAGAAGCTGTCGAGCAGATGCAGGCTGAGAAGTACGAGCTGATCGTAGAGAGCATCAAGAAGGCTGTCACTGTCGGTACGACGCCTTCACTGGGTCTAGACTTCTTCCAGGACACAGAGAGCAGGTTCCAGCGTCTTCAGCGAAATCCTATCGCGACAGGCATCGAAGCGCTTGACAGAAAGGACATCCTGAATGGTGGTCTCGGTGCCGGCGAGTTGGGAGTTGTCGTTGCCAACACAGGTGTAGGAAAGAGTCACTTTCTCGTCATGCTCGGTGCGAATGCTCTTCGTAACGGTGTTGACGTTCTGCACTACACGATGGAACTTTCGGAGTCATTGGTCGGCATCAGGTACGACAGTAACCTATGTGACATGGACTCGAACCTCGTGATCGAGAACAAAGAAGAGGTGATCAAGCGGTATGAAGGCATGAAGACAGGTCGGCTCATCATCAAGGAATTTCCCACGAGCATGGCGACCATCTACACGCTCCGAGCACACATTGAACGCCTTGACATCAAGGGATTCAGGCCCGGCCTGATTCTCATCGACTATGCTGACGTCATGCGTTCAACGAGACAGTTCGATTCGCTCAGGCATGAGCTCAAGTTGATCTATGAGGAATTGCGAGGCTTTGCATCTGAGAAGAAGATCCCGATCTGGACAGCTTCACAGTCAAACAAGGAGGGGTCAACCGCAGAGATCGTCGACCTCAGCAACATGGCAGAAGCGTACGGAAAGGCGATGGTTGCGGACGTTGTGCTCAGCATCTCTAGGAGATCTCACGAGAAGGCGACGGGCGCTGGGCGCTTGTACGTTGCAAAGAACCGCGCTGGCCGTGACGGTCTCTGCTACTCTGCGCTCATCGACACTGCACGAAGCAGATTCTCAGTTCTAGGTGAAGCTGGGATGATTGATGAAGTGATGTCAGACGATGTCGCTGACAAGAAGAAAAGATTGCGCGAGAAGCTCAAGGAAGTACGAAATGAACGGTTCTCACCAAAGCAACCGCTCTCCGCGCCGGGCGAGGAGTGAGTATAGTTATGAGAGCACACAACCCCTCGAACAGACAACGAGAGACTAGATGACGTTACACACATACGATGATGTTCACGCTGCTTCACTTGCATACTACGATGGCGATGAACTGCCAACGGACGTTTTTGCAGGAAAGTATGCGCTCCAGGATCTCAACGAAGCGTTCTACGAACTGACACCTGCTGACATGCATCGCCGCGAGGCGAAAGAGTTCGCAAGGATCGAGCGCGGATATCCCAATCCTGTGAGCGAGGAGGAGATCTTCGAATTGATCTCTACGTGGAAGGTTGTGCCGCAAGGCGGACCGATGTCTGCACTCGGAAATCCTTACCAGATTCAGTCGCTCAGCAATTGCTTCGTCGTTGAATCACCGTATGATTCGTACGGTGGCATCATGAAGACTGACCAACAGGAGGCGCAGATCATGAAGCGCCGCGGAGGCGTTGGGTTTGACATCTCCACGATTCGCCCGAAAGGGCTCGTCGCAGCGAACGCCGCTCGTACAACTGACGGCATCGCAATCTTCATGGATCGTTTCAGCAACACGTGTCGTGAGGTCGGTCAAGGAGGTCGCCGTGGGGCGTTGATGTTGACGATCAGCGTGCATCATCCTGAGGTCCTGACGTTTGCAAATGTCAAGCGCGATCCGAAGAGGGTCACCGGTGCGAACGTATCGATCCGGATGTCAGACGAGTTCATGAACGCCGTTGTGAAAGGCGAGAAGTACCAGCAACGCTTCCCAGTCGAGGCAGGTCTAGATCACTACGTCATTGACCAATGGGTTGACGCACGCGAAGTGTGGGACAATGTCGTCCTTGCGATGCGTGATTGTAGCGAACCTGGAATGTTGTTCTGGGACACTGTCCGCCGCATGGGTCCTGCTGATGCATATGATTTCTTCAAATCGATCAGCACAAATCCGTGCGTCGCAGGTAACACACTGATCGCTGTCGCAGATGGACGTAATGCAGTATCGATCAGGGAACTCGCAGACGAGGGTAAGGACGTGCCTGTGTATTCTACAAACCCCGTGACGGGTCGTGTGGAGATCAAATGGGGACGAGCACCACGCTTGACGAAGAGAGGCGCTGAGGTCTGGAAGTTGACGCTTGACGACGGAAGTACACTGATCGCGACTCCTGATCACATGATCATGCTACGTGACCGCAGCTACGTCGAGTTGAAGGATCTCAAGCCGGGCACGTCTGTGTTCCCGTTCAATTCGTTCAATTCGAATGGGTACAGGCAAATCTGCAACACGGGAGTGGACATGATCGGCGGTGCAAAGCGCAACCAGCGCCAGTATCGTCTGATTCACAAATTCTTTGGTGGGCACGTTGATCCAAAGACGCATGCGCTTCATCACATCGACTTCGACTCTACGAATGATGCGATGTCGAATTTGCAGGTGATGTTGCACGAAGAGCATCGTGCGTTGCATGCAGAACGCATGACGGGAGAGAAGAACCCGTACCACGTCATGACTGAAGAGTGGAAGCAACGTTTTGCTTGTCATCCCGGCGAGAAGAACGGTCGGTACATGAAAGTCACCAACGAGCAGCTTCTCGATCACGGTCGTCGACTGTTCGATACGAACGGTCGAATCACAAAGGAGATGTGGATCGCTTATGCCGCGGAAAAGGTGCTTCCGCAACATCTCAATCGCAAATGTCGCTTTGGATCATGGACAAACTTTGCGAATCAAGTCGCGACCAATCACAAGGTCGTGTCGGTCGAGCGTGCTGGCGTTGAGGACGTCTACAACCTGACCGTCGACGACAATCACAACTACCACGTGATCACCTCGAACGAGGACGAGAAGTTCGTCGTATCATCGGGCATCTGTGTCAAAAACTGCGGTGAGATTACACTCTCAGCGTACGACAGTTGCAGGTTGCTGTTCGTCAACCTGCTAAAGTTCGTCATTGATCCGTTCAAGCCTACAGCACGTTTTGACTTCCGTGAGTTCTGCAGGGTGTCTGAGATCGCTCAACGCCTGATGGACGACCTGATCGACCTCGAGCTCGAGGCAATCGACAAGATCATCGCAAAGGTAAACGCCGATCCTGAACCTGATGATGTCAAGGTTTCAGAGCTCGACCTGTGGCGCAAGATCAAGGTGGCCGCAGAACAAGGTCGACGAACGGGGTTGGGAATCACCGCTCTCGCAGACATGTTCGCAGCTCTGGACATGAAGTACGGTTGCGATGAGTCAATTGCAATCACGGAAGAGATCTACAAGAACCTTGCAATGTCATCCTACCGCTCGTCGGTGAGGATGGCACAGGAACGCGGTGCGTTCCCGGCGTTCGACGCCGAGACTGAGAAAGATCATCCATTCATCAGCAGGATCATGGACGAGGATCCTGAGCTTAGGACACAGTACGAACAGTTCGGTCGTCGCAACATCGCAAACACGACGACAGCACCCGTAGGTAGCGGTTCGATCATGGTCCGGACGTCGTCGGGCTGTGAACCCGTTTTCTGGATCAAGTCAACGCGAAAGCGCAAGCTCACCGACGCTGACAAGAACGCCCGGGTCGATGAGGTCGACGATCTCGGCGACAAGTGGCAGAAGTACGACGTCTTCCACCAGGGTGTCAAAGAGTGGATGAAGGCCACTGGCGAAATTGACATCATGAAGTCGCCGTATTACGGGTCGACGATCGAAGAGGTCGACCCGCTTCGTAAGGTCGACATTCAAGCAGCTGCACAGAGGTGGATCTGTCACAGCATCAGCAACACGACGAACCTTCCGAAGAACGTTGAAGTGAAGGTCGTCGACGACCTGTGCATGAAGGCGTGGAAGACAGGTTGCAAAGGCGTCACGATCTACAGGATCGGTAGCAGGAAAGCTGTCATCGTGGATGAGTCAGCGTCTCAACCTGACAGTCAACCTCTCGTGATCACGGAGTGCCATGCTCCGAAGCGTCCAAAGGAACTTGAGTGCGATGTTCATCGTGTCAGCATCAAGGGCCAGCAGTACCTCGTGCTTGTGGGTCTCTTGGCGGGTGTGCCGTATGAGATCTTTGCAGGGTTGTCACAGTGCGTTGAGGTCCCACGCAAGACGAAGAAGGCATTCATCATCAAGAACGGAAAGAAGGACGGCATCGTCACTTACAACCTGCGCATCCCGCTAGCAGAGGACGATGAACTTCTCTTGAAGGATATCGTGTCGCTGTTTGACAATCCTGAGCACGGTGCGTTGACTCGTATGATCTCAATGTCGATGCGTCACGGTGTGCCGACACAGTTCCTCGTTGAGCAGCTCAAGAAGGACAAGCGCTCCGACCTGACGAGCTTCTCAGGCGTGATCGCTCGCGTTCTCAAGGGCTACATCAAGGACGGCACTGAGGTCACAGGAACCGAGACGTCGGACGAGAAGAAGTGTCCTGAATGCGGCGAAAAACTCGTGTACCAATCGGGCGGTTGTGTGGGATGTACGAGTTGCGCATGGTCGAAGTGTTGAATACTTAAGACATGAGGATCCGCGTCAGGTCATTGCGTCAAATCATCAAGGAACAACTAGGACTTCTCGTTGAGGCGCCGTGCACTTCTTGTGGCAATCCTAACGCATACATCGGCTTCAACTCTTGCGAGTGTCCCAACCCGAAGTGTCGTTTCTTCTCTCAACGTCAAGCTGACGACGTGCGACCGAAGGCGACTGTGAAGAAAAAGCCCAACCTTCATCACTGTGGTTCGCCATTGTCACCTGATGGGCACTGTCAGAAGTGTGACGTATGTCCTGATTGCGGTGGAAGCGAGGGCACAGAACCCTGTGAGACGTGCGGCTACGAGCCTGATGAAAATTGTCCCGATTGCGGCAATCCTGCCTGGACCGACCACGATCCGCAGTGCTCTGAGTGGCACTGTCCGGTGTGCGATGCAAGGCGTGACGATCCTCACATGAAAGGTTGCGATTGGCGCTGCCCGATATGCGACTGCACGCCCGGTGCAGGCGAAGAACACATGACCGGGTGCGACTACGAGTGAGGATCTCATGAAGCTCAAGATCAGTGATGTTCGTCGCGCTGTCAAGGAAGTCCTCAATGAGGATTACCTTCATGGCGTTCCCGAGTGGCAACTGCGCGGTGACACGACCGACTTCGTCAACATCATCCGCAAACGCATCGAGAAGTTCATCCTGCTCAACAAGAGCGAGAACGGTGAGGACCAGCGTCAGGCAATCAAGGCGATGAATGACGTGTGCGATGAACTCGAGACTAAGGTGTATGACGTCCTGGACGATCAGTTGTTTAATTTTACACGACGCGTCTGAACCGTGAACTCCTGACCGCGATGTTGTACGGTCGGCAGCATGGAGCTGTACTGCTCGTGTCAGTGTTCTGACTTCAACCATACGATCAGGTTCAACCTCGATGAGGATGACGGCGACATCTGGCTGGAAACGCGGCTGAACGCATACGAGCCGTGGTGGAAGCGCATCTGGATCGGCATCAAGTACGTGTTTGGCCGACCTCCTGTGTACGGTCACTACGACTGCACGTTGCTACGTGCAGAGGACTATGACACCCTCATGCGGATGTTCTCTCGTTCTTCAGTCATCAAGCTCCGTAACAGCCTCTCAGGACAGCCCGTGCTGCACCTGGTGGGTCAGCAGAATAATCAGACAACCAAGGATGAGGAGTAACATGGCATACGAGGCCAAGATTTTGAGGGACAGCCTAAGCCCTGACAATGTCAGGCTGACGACGTTTCAGGTGACATTTCCGCGCATCGTGCTGGCTGAGTTCAACACCCACCGTGTGTTCTCGCGGAACAGCGCTTCAAGCAGGGCAATACCTGTCGAGAAGATGCTGCAAAAAGTAATGGATGATCCATTCATCCCGGTTTACTGGGGAAAGAATCAGAAGGGAATGCAGGCTGAGCAGGAACTGACTGTTGAGGAACAGAAGACTGCGGAGGAAGCCTGGCTCATCGCAAGGTCACACGCTGTCGCTGATGCCGCTCGATTGCTATCATTGGGAATTCACAAGCAGATCACGAATCGCTTGCTCGAGCCATGGCTGTGGCACACTGTCATCGTGACCGCCACGGAGTGGGACAACTTCTGGGGGCTTCGCTGCAATCCCATGGCGCAACCAGAGATCAAGAAGGTTGCGGACATGATGCGAGAAACCTACATTGACTCGACGCCGCGTGGCCTCGCACTTGACGAGTGGCACATGCCGCTGGTAGACTTCGATGAAGTTCGTGCAAATTCAGGTTGCAGTGACATTCCGATGTTCTGGCAAAAAGTATCTGCAGGACGCTGTGCTCGAGTCTCGTACCTGACGCACGACGGCAAGCGTGACGTGATGGCGGACGTTGAACTCTGCGATAGGCTTGTATCCGCCGGGCACATGAGTCCGCTTGAACATGTCGCTCGTCCGATGACGAAAGAAGATGCTCGGGACATCATCTACAAGCAACTCACTGGATGTGTTACAATGCCGCTCAGCGCCAATGCAAATGATGTGTTCTGTGGTAATTTGAGGGGATGGATCAGTACCCGGAAGACGCTGCCAAACGAGGACGTGTTTCGATCTACCATGTCTACGTAGACTGGACGCTAGAGGCTGAACCTCGTGCCATTTACGTGGGCAAAGGCAAAGCAATTGAACAGCTGCTGAACGGTCAGGTGATAGCGATGTTTCCGTCAGCGGTGCTAGCACAAGTTTCTACCGGTGTGAACCGAAGCAAAATCTGTGATTGTTGTAAGGGTCGTCGTAAACATGCAGGTGGATTCGAATGGCATTACATAACTTGAACTGTCTGACATTCAGATGTTAGGATTATGCACATGGCAAAGCTCATTGCAATTTGCGGCGCTGATAAGTGCGGAAAAGCGACTCAGTCGACGTTGCTCGTTGAAACGCTTCGTGCTCGAGGGCACACCGCTGTCCGCGTTGAGGTCGCGACAAAGACGCGCTCTATCACGTACCGCCTCATCTACTGGATGCTTCGCAACGGCCTCGCGAAGAGCCACGCGAACGTATTTCAGGTCGTGCAATTCCTCAACAAGTTTCTTTTCCAGCTGTTTGACCTTCCTAAACTCATGGCGGCGAATGACTATGTCGTCTTTGATCGTTGGGCGCTATCAGCGCTTGCGTACGGACCGGTGACGAACGTCAATGCAACGTTCAACCGATTCCTTTACTCACTGCTGAAGAAGCCTGACATTACGCTCATCCTGAACGGAACATCGTTCAAGCGTAACTCCGTAGATGACAGCTATGAAAAGGACACGGAGTTGCAGACAACCGTGAACAAGATGTACGCCCATCTTGGCGACGCGCTCGAAATTCCTGTCATCTTCAACGGTGGAACGAAGGACGAGACACAGCAGAAGATCATCGCAGTGCTGTTTCACTATGGGGTCATCTGATGCTAGCACAACTCATCTGTGCAGATCCTCCTTGGGGTTTTTCCGACGGTCTCAAGGCGATGAAGGACGGTGTGAAGCGCTCTGCACAGTCGCAGTACAAGACGATGTCAGCGGGCGAGGTGGCGGGCATGCCCGTCCCGTCGATCGTTGATCCTGCGGGGTGTCTGCTAGCATTGTGGGTTCCAGGGTCGATGCTGCAGGCAGGGCTTGACGTGATGACTGCTTGGGGATTCAAGCAGAAGCAAGTATGGGTCTGGACGAAGCTTAAGAAAGATCATGAGAAAGAACTAGATCCTAACAAACGTACACGCGTTGGCATGGGTCACTTGTTTAGGCAATCACATGAGATTGCGTTGATCGGAACTGCAGGAAAGAGCATTTATCCCTTACTGAAAAATAAGGGTCAACGTAGTGTGGGCTTTGATCTCAATTTGGGACATTCAATCAAGCCCGAGACATTGCAAAACAGTCTTGATCTCATGTTTCCATCCACGTTCAAAGTTGAACTCTTCGCCAGACGTTCTCGATTAAATTGGACGTGTTTGGGAGATGCAATAGACGGGAAGGATATTTGCACGGCAATTCATGACCTAGCAATGCAGACTTGACAATGCCCTCTGGTTCACCCAAAGCTCACGGTCGTAAATGTCATCCTCGTAATGAGATAGCATGCAAAATCTGCAATGAACCGTTCATGCCTACAACATCACGACAAAACATTGTCGCAAGTGTATACCAGACAGTAAAGCCTGGCATCATTGGTACGCATATGGCGTTACGGTCGAACAATTTGACAGAATGATGCTAGCGCAACAAGGGAAGTGTGCTGGGTGTGAACGCGATTTTGCTTCGTTGACAGGCATCAAGAACGACGTTGCTCACATTGATCATGATCATGTGTCAAATGTGATTAGAGGATTGTTGTGTCGCAGTTGTAATCATGTCCTCGGCTTAGTTGACGATGACACAAAGATACTTCGACGTCTTGCGTCGTACTTAGACACGTTCAAACAAGCACCAACAGTGTAGGATCGACACCAGGAGAAGACAATGGCACAGGAACTCAAGTTTGCAGACAGCATCTGGCACCGCGTGGTCCAGATCGTTCAGGAAGCGATGCTCACGGGCGTCGATTGCTCCGACCTACTCAGGCAGATCAGGGTCGAACATGACGAGGAGGATGCATCCACACTCGTGCTGACGCTCGAGTATCAGCGCCAGGTCCGGTCGATGCATGAGAAGTTGTTGCAGCAGGCGAAGGACTTGCAGAACGCTTCACCTGGGAAGAAGTTCATCATTCCCGACGGTACGTCGAGCAACTGATGATCTCGCCCGGAGAGGTGTTTTACGATGTCCTGCCAGACGGTCGCTACGAGCGATGCGTCCTGCAGAAGACAGACGGCTCTGAAACTGACCGTCATGCTGCAGCCCGTGGTGGTACGGGTGAATTCTATCGCAAGATTCCTCAGGAGGAGCTTGAGATCGAGTTACGTAAGGACGAGAGTCACAGGCTAGATGAGTCAGTATTGATCATGGACACATCGATCGGATCGTTCGTGTTTCTCGAGAGGATTGCAGATGATTGACTCAAGCGATCAGCTATACGCCATGTGGGAACAGCAGGAGCGCTTCATGCGCCTGCTACAGTCGAAGCGGGGCTTCCCAGAGTTTCCGACAGACTTGTCGACCAAGAAGGGTCAACAATTCCTCAAGGACATCAGGAACCACCTGTTGGAAGAGCTGTTCGAGGCCGGACAACACCTGAAGAACGCAAAGTCTCACCGTGCCACCGACGTTCCCGAGATTGACCGCGAGGCATACAAAGAGGAGCTGGTCGATGCACTCCACCTGTACCTTGAACTTGTGATTGCTAGCGGCATCGGCATGGAAGAGCTCGTGGAAGCGTACCTTGCGAAGGGCGATGTCAATGTCAAGCGCATTGAGAACGGGTATTAATGCGGC